GCGCAGCCCAAGGCGGCAATGGTGGATATAACAACACAACCGCTGGATCAAACGCAGCAATTAACACTGGTAGTGGAGGCGGTGGTGGTGCTGGCGGTATTGGTAATGGCGGATCAGGCGGCTCTGGCATTGTCATTATCCGCTACATAGCCCCAGCACAGGCCGTATTTACATTTACTTCCACGCAAGCGTTCACGATTCCCGGTGGTGTGAATCAAGTTGACTATCTTGTTGTCGCTGGCGGCGGTGGTGGTGGGTACGCTGGCGCTGGCGCAGGCGGCTTTAGAACTGGCGCAGGGCTTCCAGTGATATCAGGTTCAACTTATGTTGTTACTGTTGGGGCTGGCGGCACCGGAGGAACTACTGGCAGCAATGGCACCAATAGCGTATTTAGCACTATTACTTCTGCCGGTGGTGGTGGGGGTGCGATAAACAATGGCAGCGGGAGAAACGGTGGAAGTGGCGGCGGGGCTTTAAGTGGAACTGGTGCGGGAGCATCTCCTGGTGGGGCAGGAAATACGCCTGCTGTAACACCATCCCAAGGAAACAATGGTGGAGCTAGTGCAGCTCAGGCTGCGTCTGGCCTTAACTCAGGGGGCGGAGGAGGTGCAGGTGTTGTTGGAGGCGCGGGGTCTTCCTCTCCAAGAACGGGCGGCAACGGTGGAAATGGATCGGCATCTACAATTTCTGGTTTTTCTGTAACTTACGCTGGTGGTGGCGGAGGAACAGGATCAGATGTTGTTGGAATTGGCGGCACAGGTGGCGGTGGAAATGCTGGTGTTGGAAACCCATCTGGAACTCAAGGCGGAAATGGTGTAACAAATACCGGCAGTGGCGGTGGCGGAGGAGCCACAACTGGTTTTGCTGCTGCCAATGGTGGCGCAGGCGGTTCTGGAGTGGTTATATTAGTTTGCAGACCATAAGGTGATACATGAGCGGTAATTACCCCGGAAACATAATGACGAAAAGCCCGAGGTTGCCGAGCACGACGCAGGCATCGGGCATTTGGACATTGCAGCAGGCTCTGCAAGCCATCAAGGCTGGCGTGTGGCCCGGTATTCCTACTAACACTGTCGTACTGTCATTTACTTCTTCTGGCTCGTGGACATGCCCGGATGGTGTGTCGCAGGTGGATTATCTTGTAGTGGCTGGTGGTGGCGGTGGTGGAACTGGTGGCGCATCAAAAAATGGCGGTGGCGGTGGTGCCGGTGGTTTTAGAACGGGAACAGGGCTTCCTGTTATACCGGGAACAACTTACACAATTACAGTTGGTAGTGGCGGTGCTGTAGATGTTAACGGAGGAAATTCTATATTTTCTTCCATAACATCAAATGGTGGCGGATATGGTGGCTCTATAAGTGGAACCGCAACCATTGGCGGCGCTGGTGGCTCTGGTGGTGGAGGTGGAGTCTCTGGGGCATCGTCAACCACAGGCGGCAATGGAAATACGCCTAGTACCACGCCGTCACAGGGGAATAATGGGGGCAATGGAAATTCAGGTGCAGGGCCTTTTGGTGCTGCTGGTGGCGGCGGGGCTGGTGAAAACGGGAAAGCTGGGCGAAACACCGGAACTGGCGAAGGAGGCAATGGTTCAGCATCATCCATTTCTGGTGCAAGCGTAAATTATGCTGGCGGCGGTGGTGGAGGAAATTCTGGGACCACAGTTTCCGCTGGTGGACTTGGTGGTGGGGGAAATGGCGGAGCTGGCCCGTCTTCTACGTCTACCGCAGGAACGGCAAATACCGGTGGTGGAGGCGGCGGCGGGACTGCTGCTTTTTCTCCTTATGTCGCCGCAGCAGGCGGCAGCGGTATTGTCATCATCAAGTATCTAGCTCCACAGACAGGAGTACTGACATTCCAAGCATCAGGCTCGTGGACTGTTCCGCCCGGTGTTACCAGCGTGGATTATCTTGTTGTTGCTGGTGGAGGTGGCGGTGGTGGAACAACTGCTAGCATTTCAAGTGGCGCTGGCGGTGCTGGTGGTTTTAGAACTGGTACTTCGTTCCCGGTTATTAATGGTCAGTCTTATGCTATTACTGTTGGCGCTGGTGGCAGCGGTGGTAACAGTGCAGTGGGTTCTGATGGTGGAAATTCTGTATTTTCAACAATTACATCAACCGGAGGCGGTGGCGGTTCTTGTTCTACCCCCGCTTTAAACGGACGTTCTGGTGGTTCTGGCGGAGGCGGCGTTCAAACTGGTGTGGGCGGCGCAGGAAATACACCAGTCACTACACCGTCACAAGGGAATAATGGCGGCGCTGGTTCTGGTTCTGGTGGCGTAAATCAATGGGGCGGAGGCGGTGGCGGAGGAGCTACTGCTGTTGGTGTTGCTGCGTCAGCAAATAATGGTGGTAACGGAGGTGCAGGAACTGCATCAAGCATAAGCGGAGTTAGCACCACTTATGCCGGTGGAGGCGGCGGCGGAGGGTATACAGCAAATGCAGGGGTTGGTGGTGCTGGTGGTGGTGGCAATGGTGGAATTGGTTCTGGCGGATCGAATGGAACCGCAAATACTGGAGGCGGCGGCGGAGGTATTGGCACTAGTGGCACCGGTGGGGCTGGCGGCTCCGGTGTAGTTATCCTAAAACTAAACTCATAAAGGGAGAGTGAGAATGGAAAGTAAGGTCTACATGATGTATGGGATTGATACAGCGATGCACCTGTTACGTCCGGGTGCGCGCTGGGAGATTACCAACAACTTCTTCAGCCTGTGGGATGACCCACGCCCGTGCCCGACGATGGAAGAAGTGCATGAGACTATGGAGAAGATCAAAGCCTTTGAGGACAGCATCAACACCATCTGGACACAGCAGCAACTGGATGAACTGCTAGGCCGTCAGCGTGAGTTTGAAAAGGCGGTGGCATGAACATTCACAACCTTTTTCCGCTTCCTATCGGCTTCTTCCGCCTCGGTCGTGACCTGATCAAGACTGAGTTGGACTTCATCATGGGTATGGAGCGGTATCCCAATCAGGGCAACACCACCAGCTCTGACCGTAAAGTGTTGCGCCACAAGGAACTGACAGACATCCGCGACTTTATCGAGGACGCGATGTTGGAATACTTCAAGACGGTGCATGACCCCAAGGGCGATGTAGCTCTGTACGTCACACAGTCATGGGCGAACTACACAGAGCCGGGACAGTATCACCACAAACATGCCCACCCAAACAGCTTTATCAGCGGTGTGTTTTACCCGCAAGCTGACAGGTCGGTAGACAAGATTTACTTTTACAAGAGCGGCTACGAGCGTATCAAGGTTCAGCCTGCTACATGGAATCACTGGAACTCTGAGAGCTGGTGGTTTGAGGTAGGGGCGGGAGACTTGATTCTGTTCCCGTCGCATCTTGAGCACATGGTTGAGACGAAGGTAGGTAACGAGACTCGTGTCAGCATTGCATTTAACACCTTTCTCAAGGGGCACATCGGTGTCGATGAGAGCTTAACTGGACTGCAACTAGGAGAAGAATGATGGCGCACTTCGCTAAACTTGGCCCCGGTAACGTGGTCGAACAAGTGATTGTCGTGGACAACAAAGATACTGCTGACGCCGCAGGTATCGAGAAAGAGTACATCGGTGCTGCGTTCTGCGAGCGTCTGCTGGGTGGCCGCTGGGTGCAGACCAGCTACAACGGCAAGATCCGTAAGAACTACGCCGGCCAAGGATACACGTTTGACGAAGGCCGCGATGCGTTTATTCCGCCTAAGCCATTTGCAAGCTGGGTGCTGAACGAAGAAACCTGCCAGTGGAAGGCTCCTGTGGATATGCCTACTGACGGTCAGATGTACTCGTGGGATGAGGCTACGACCTCGTGGGTAGCACAGCAGGCTGCATAAGATGTGGACCCGCTCACTATTGCTGCATGTTTTAAGGCCGCAACTACAGCGATAGACCTCGCCAAGCAAGGCATAAAATTTTACAAAGATGTAAAGGGCACAGCAGGCGAGGTCGGCGGGATACTGAAGGAGTTAAAGGATCAATATCACAAGCTTGTTGATCCTACTCCAGAGCAGACGAAGCAGTACAACGAAGAAGTAAAGCGGGTGCAGGAAGTAGGAAAGACCCACCCGCAGGATGCACTGAACAACATCTGGGATCAGTTGGGTGTGTTCATAGATGAGTATGACAAGCTGGCCAAGGCTTTCATAGAAGAAGAAGCTAATGCCAGGAAGCTGTACAAGGGGGACGAATCACTAGCCCGGAGGGCTCTGCGTAGGATACAGATTAGGACGCAGTTAGATTCTATGCTCTCAGAGGTGCGCGAGATGATGGTGTACCAGACGCCGCCAGAGCTATCTAACGTGTACACACGTTGGGAGAAAGCCTGGCAGGAGATCGTGCAAGAGCAGAATGCTGCTTTGGCTGACGAACTGAGGAAGAATCAGATTGCATCATGGCGACGCAGAAGGGCGGTAAACCAGATAAAAAATCTGGCAACTTGGATTGGGGCAATCCTGTTCGTAGCAATATGGATGTGGGCCGTCCTAATCTTGATAAGGATGAGTCACACGTATCGGTCATTGTCATTATATGTCTAGCGATAATGGCTCTGACCTTTGTAGTAGCAATACCGTTGATTGGCATCGCTCTGATGGATGCGCACAATGCGACAACGGTAGCGGTGGAAGAAATAAAGAAAATGCGTGAGCTACGGCTCAAGATGATGTTGATGATTCAGGGGGACTGAGATGTTACCTATCGTAGCTGGTATTGTTTCCAACCTGATCCAGAACGGGATGCACAAGGTTGCAGACCAAGTGATCGAGAAAGGTGTGGATGCGGTTCAGGAAAAGCTCGGTATGGAGCTGAAGCCTGAAGGAGAAGCTACCCCTGAGTACAACGCCAAGCTGCAAGAAGAGGCTAACCGCCACGCCGAGTTCATGGCAGAGCTGGACGAAAAGTCCACCCAACGTGCAACAGACATGCAGATGGAAGCCATGAAATCCACAGACCCAATTATCCGACGGCACGTATATCTGTACGGCTGGTTCATCACGATAGTCTCGTTCCTGTACTTCTTCATGGTGTCGTTCATGCCCATCGAGAACAAGAACAGGGACTTCATCAACATCATCCTTGGTTTCCTGATTGGTACGGCTATTAACAGCCTGATACGTTTCTGGTACGGATCTTCCAACAAGTCGCAGGAAGACACTGACAAGAAGATGAAGGAGATTGGCAAGTGAATCCGACTAGCCCACTGCTGGTTGCGGCCAAGATCAAGGATCCCGACAAGTGGTTGCAGCCTCTGATTGAGACATGTGTTGAGTTTGAGATCAACAATGAGAAGCGCATAGCTGCTTTTCTGGCGCAGACGTCCCACGAGTCTGGTGGCTACACCATGCTGACGGAAAACCTGAACTACCGGGCTGCCACGCTGGCGGCCTGCTGGCCTAACAGGTTTGCTGAACTCGGCCCAAACAAGAAGCCCAAGCGGGATGCTAAGGGTGCGCTGATACCTACCAAGGTGGCATTATCAATTGAGAAAAAGCCAGAGCTGATAGCTAATATGGTCTACAGCTCACGGATGGGTAACGGTCCACCGCAGTCGGGCGAGGGCTGGAAGTTCCGTGGCAGGGGGCTAAAGCAGCTCACTGGCAAGGATAATTACAAGCGGTGCGGAGATGCGCTGGGCGTGGACTTAGTGGCCAATCCTGACCTGTTGTTGGAACCCATGTACGCCGCTCGATCTGCCGGCTGGTTTTGGAAGACAAACAATCTTTCTCCCTTCGCCGATTCTGGTGATATCAAGGGGATGACAAAGAAGATCAACGGTGGTTATATTGGGCTTGAAGCTCGCCAGGCTTTGTACGACAAAGTGATGGCGGCCATAAATCATGGGTGAGCAAAAGTGCCATTACAGAAACTGCAACTGAGGCCGGGCGTCAACAGAGAAGGAACATCTCTGGCCAACGAGGGCGGCTGGTTTGAGTGCGACAAGATTAGGTTTCGCTCCGGTTATCCACAGAAGTTAGGCGGCTGGCAGCCAATCTCCGGTAACACGTATCAGGGTGTGGCTCGTTCCTTGTGGAACTGGGTGACGCTGCGCGGCTATAACTTGTTGGGCGTTGGCACGAACCTGAAGTACTACGTAGAAAGCGGCGGCACTTACAACAACATTACGCCCATCAGGTCTACGGCAACGCTTACAAATCCGTTTACCACCACTTCTGGTTCTCGTACTGTCACCGTGACAGACATGGACCATGGCGCTATTGCAGGGGACTTTGTCACGTTCTCTGGTGCGTCTGCTGTAGGCGGCCTGACCATTAACGGCGAGTACCAGATTGCATCTGCCACAACAAACGATTACACGATTATTTCTTCTGTTGCTGCGTCCTCGTCGGCTACCGGCGGCGGCACTGTCACAGCGGTTTATCAGATCAACGTTGGTGTAGCTACATACGGCTTCCAAACTGGCTGGGGCGCTGGTCTATGGGGTGGATTTGTTTCCGGCACAACGCAGACCACGCTGTCGTTGGCACTTGATTCGTCCAACACAACGATAGCGGTTGGGTCTACTACTGGATTCTCAAACGCTACCGGCACGATCTTGATGGATCAGGAGCTGGCAACATACACAGGGAATACTTCTGTTACTTTTACCGGTGCAACGCGAGGAGCGAACGGCACTGTAGCTACAAGCCATACACTAGGCACCACGGTTTACAACGCAAACACCTTTACTGGTTGGGGGCAGTCAGCAGCGTTTGGTATCCCACAGCAGTTGCGTTTGTGGTCTGAGGCTAACTTTGGTGAGTATCTGATTATTAACCCACGTAATGGTGCTTTGTACATGTGGGTTCCTCAGTACTCTGGAGCTGGAAACCTGTTGTTTAACACGCCTGCTACTTTGTTATCCAGCACCAGTTCTGGCGTTTATCAAACAGATACTAGCTGCCCAAGCATTGCTAGTTTGGTGATGGTGTCTGACTCTAGCCGGTTTGTGATTGCTTTCGGGTGCAACGACTACGGAGAGACATCGCAGGATCCTTTGCTAATTCGTTGGTCAGATCAGGAAAACTACCAAGTCTGGGCACCTGCAATTACCAACCAAGCGGGCAGCTTCCGCCTGTCATCAGGCTCTACGATTATTGCCACCCAGCAGACTCGTCAAGAGATACTGGTATTCACAGATGCTGCGGTGTTCTCGATGCAGTACTTGGGGCCGCCATTTGTCTGGGGCTTCAACATCCTGTCGGACAACATCTCGATAGCCGGCCCGAACGCAGTGGCAACGGCCAACAACATCACGTACTGGATGGGCACGGACAAGTTCTACGCCTACACCGGTCGTGTGGAAACGTTGCCATGTAGCCTGCGCCAGTTTGTCTATGAAGACATCAATCTAGACCAGGCATACCAGTTCTTTGCTGGGACGAACGAAGGCTACAGTGAAATCTGGTGGTTCTACTGCTCGGCCAACTCGACCGTGATTGACCGGTACGTTGTGTACAACTATCTAGATCAGGTTTGGTACTACGGCACGCTAGGACGCACGGCATGGCTGGACAGCCCGCTGCGCTCATATCCCATGGGCGCAACGTATAACCAGACAATTGTGTTCCACGAAAATGGAAACGATGATGTTGAGGTTAGCGGTCAGGTTAATCCCATCAGTGCATACATCCAATCGTCTGACTTCGACATAGGTGATGGCCACAACTTTGGGTTTGTCTGGCGGATGATCCCTGATATTACTTTTGACGGGTCAGACACTGCCGCTCCCAACAAGCCAGAGGTAACGTTTACTGTCAGGCCGCGTCAGAACCCTGGTGCCCCTTACGGCACAGCAGATACGCCGACGGTGGCATCTACTCAGTCGTATAACGGAACCAAGTACTACACGGTTCAGCAGTTCACTCAGATTGTGTATACGAGGCTGCGTGGCCGCCAGATGGCATTCAAGGTCAGCTCAGACCAGATTGGCTGTGCATGGCAGTTGGGCGCTCCGAGGATTGATGTACGTGCTGACGGACGCAGATGACCACACAGATTGTCACTACTGAGGTTACTACTCTATCGAGGACGAAGGCTCCAGCCCTTCCTGTTGCCCCGACAGATTACAACCGTCAGTATCAGGATCAACTCAACAACGTGCTGCGCCTGTACTTTTCGCAGATTGATAACTTCATAGCACAGCTTATGGCCAACTCATCTACGCTACCCATATCGATAGGCGGCACCAATGTGGATGCTTTTGGTCGCCTGCGCGTAAGCCAACCGTACACACTGTTTGATAGTCAGAACAGATACGCGGCAGACAATCAGTTTGATGTAGCGACAACCGGCACAGGCACCACCACGTTTTTGCCTAACGAGGCTGCGGTCAAGATGGAGGTAACGGCTGGTGGCGTTGGTTCTGTCGTCCGTCAGTCCTATCGCTCGATGCCGTACCAGCCAGGAAAAGGTTTGCTTGTGCTGGCAACGTTTGTGATGGACAGCAGCCAGAACGTAGACCTGACACAGCGGGTGGGCTACTTCAATACCCAGAACGGTCTGTTCTTCCAGCGTGTGGACGGCGTGTATTCATTTGTCCTGCGCTCAAGCTCTACCCCGACGCCAGGAACACCAAGCGATATACGCACGGTCAACCAAGACGATTGGAACGGTGACAAGCTGGACGGCACGGGCGCAAGTGGTTACACGTTAGATCCATCCAAGGCGCAGATTCTATGGATGGATTTTGAGTGGCTAGGCGTGGGGTCGGTGCGCTGCGGGTTCATCATCAACGGTGAGTACATCGTCTGCCATACATTCAACAATGCTAACGACATCACCTCTGTATACATGACCACGGCGATCCTGCCTGTAAGGTATGAGATTACATCTACCTCGGCTATTGCGGCGTCGATGAAAGCTATTTGCTGCTCGGTGGTATCAGAGGGCGGATTTGAACAAACATCGATAGATCATGTAGCGCGACGCACCTCAGTGCTTGGAACGATTGGCAGCACATTCTTGCCGTTGGTATCTATCCGCCTTGGAAATACGACTCTTGGGTCTGTGGTGTTACCGAACCGTTTACAAGTCTTGCCTACGACAAACCAGAACTACGAAGTTGCCCTTGTCAAAAATGCAGAGTTAACGGGTGCATCGTGGTCAAACGTAGCCACTGACTTGAATGTGCAGTTTGATGTATCTGCGAGCGCGATGGCGAATGGGTCTATCGTGCAAACCGACTATGTAACTACAAGCGGATCTGGCGGTACTGGCAATCTTTCCGCCCCTACCGGTTATAACTGGGATCTGCAACTTGGCGTGTCTCTGGGTAACGTCAGCGACACCATGACTGTTGCCATTAGAACAGTATCAGGAGCGACGACAGGAGACGCTGTAGGGTCCCTGTCTTTCTATGATCTGACGCAATAGAGTGCTAAACTTGACAAAATTTCTCAAAGGTGCGTTATGAGTCTGCACACCCTAGCCCAACATCTTCAGAGCGCCGGCAGAGGCGAGGACAAGGTCCTTGTTCACATGACCCCTAACGAGGTCAGCGGCTTACAGTCCTTGGCCATGGCGCACGGTGGAAGTCTTACCGTTAACCCTGAAACTGGTCTGCCGGAAGCAGGCTTTCTGTCGTCCATTTTGCCGGTGGTAGCTGGTGCTGCCCTGACGATAGGTAGTGGTGGAGCAATCAACCCTCTGACTGCCAGCATGATTGTTGGCGGCGCTGGAGCTGTTGCCACTGGCAGTCTCAGCAAGGGACTAATGATGGGTCTAGGCGCGTACGGTGGTGCTGGGCTTGGCGCGGGTTTGGCTGGTGCTGGGGCGGCAGGTGCTGCTGGAGCTTCAGCAGAGGCAATTGCCGCACAAAGTGCTGCTCGCACAGCCGCCGCTGGAGCCGGCGGTATTGGCCAGTCATTTACAAATATGGCTGTTGCGCCATCTGCGGCGACAGGAACAGTTGGCGGTATGCCGGCAGGATTAAATGCCGCAGTTTCAGGTACCGGTCAGGCCGCTGTTCCTACGACGGCTGCGCCAATCCAAGCATACGGAACCATGGGCGGCACATCCACATCTCCTATTGTTCAAACTGGTATTGACGCAACAACGGGATTGCCGGCGGGTGCGAAGTCTGTTGAAGCTGCAACCTCCGCGTTTGATAGATTCAAGAGTATCCCTGGCAGAGCTTATGACTTGATCACCAAGTCCGGCCCCGAGGGAGAAAAAGCACGCGAAGACTTTCTAAAAGCAAACAAACCATATTTGATTGCTGGAGGTATAGGCGCGCTTGCCATGTCTCGCGATGAGCAGAAGCCGAGACAAGAAGCCAGCAATTACACCACGTTCAATCCTACTTACAACCGAATTGCTCAGTCCGGCGGTCAATATCAGGCAGGCGCATATCCAAGCGCTACAGGTGAGCGTACATACAGGTTTGCTGCTGCGGGCGGCCTCATGGATCTTCCGGTCGAGAAGATGTCCCAGCAGGCATCGACCGGCCAGAACACCAACTACCCAATGGCCAACATTCGTCCGTACGGCTATGCGGTTCCACGCAACAATCCGATCTCAGAAAACGTGTTCAAGCCTATGGACTACCAGAACGTAGATCCGTACACGGGCGAGCAGAAGCTTGCTGGCGGTGGGATTGCGTCTTTGGTCAGCATGGCTACAGGTGGATTTGTTTCCAAGCTCAAAGCTGTGCAAAAACCAAAACCAGCAGATCTCAAGCAGTTCGATACAAAGATCAAGAGCCTTGAGAAGTATGCTGATCTAGGTGCTTTGCAAGGAAGGTATTCTGACTTGAGGTCGAAAGTTTCAGATATCAACAGAGAGCGTGCGGCTAGGGCTAAGGAGCTGTCAGATCGCACGAAGGCAAGCCGAGTTGAGATAGCAGCCATCAACAAAGAAAAAGCTGCACGCCTTGCTGAACTGAACAAGGAGTATTCGCAGCGCATCAGCCAGTTTGACAGGGAGTCAAAGGCAAACGTTGCTAACCGCACTAAAGAACTAAACAGCGAGTACGGTCAGCGCATCAAAGATTTTGGCAGAGAGACCAGCAACGAAATCAAGAATCGTCAGGCTGACATTGCACGGGAAAAGGATGTTGCGTCCAGAAGGCGTATGCAGCAAGAGCTTGCCGAGTACCAAAAGAATCGCAACTCAGAGTTGTCAGGAATTCGTAATGAGTTGAAATCTGCTCTTGGAGAAGTAAACAAAGAGCGTGCGAACGGTCTTTCGTCTCTACGCGCAGAACAGAACAACTCTATTAAAGAGGCCAACACATCGTATGCAGATCGCGTAAAACAGGCGACTAACGACTTGAATTCGTTCAAGGCAGAGGTTGCAAAGTTCAACACAGATGCTGCCAAGCAGTTGACTGATTACAACAAAGAGCTAGCTACGGAAAGAAATGCTGCTGGTTTGAACAAACAGTATCAGCAAGCCATCCAAGCAAAAGAAAAAGCGCAGGCAGCAAATGATGCTGCGATGGAGAAGTACAACAAGTATCAAGAAGATTTAGCGGCAGAGAAGCAGACGTGGCAGGAAGAGACTGGTCGCAAGGCTACCGGCATTCAAGCTATTCGCCCGCAGACTGTTACTAGAGGTCTTGGCGGTTCTAATGCAGCCAAGATTGCGGAGCTTGAAAAACAATTGAGCAATGTTAGCCCGTTCAATACTGCTGGAATAGGTGAGATTAGCAGACAAATTGAGGAACTTAAGTCTGGTTCTGCTGGCTACACCCCCGCGTACATCAAGGATCCGAAGACCGGCAAGCTAATCCCATCTTCAGAAGCCGAACCTATTACCGAGTTCAAACCGTTCACGAAGGTGCCTGGCTACGATACGACTCGCCGCCTGATGGAAGAGAAAGACATCACGGCTGTGTTTGAGGATGTGGCTGGCCGTCGCCCGACAGCGGCAGAGATGGACAGGTTCCTTGGCACCATGACCACGGATGCTGCTATTGCTCAGTTTGCTATGAATGCGCCTGATGTTAAGGCGGCTATGAAGTACACGGACGATGACTTCAAGGAAAACTTCCAGTACTACATAGGCCGTCAGCCGACTACCGGCGAGCTTGCTGCGATGAAGAAGGCAAACATCACCAACTTCAACCAGATGAGGAACTTCCTCCAGCAGCAGCCGGCGTATTTGAAAAACCTGAACACTGTGGCCCAGCAGGCATTCCAAGCGCAGCAGAAGTCAGCAGAAGAGGCGCTGGCAGAACAGGCTCGTCTAGCTGCATCGCTGACGCCAGAACAGGTATCCACGGCTTACCGCGATGTCCTTGGCCGTACGCCTACCATGCAAGAACTCAACCAGTACATGGGTGCGCAGCAGACTCCTCAAGGGCTGGAAGGTATCCTGAAAGGATCGCAGGAATATCTTGGCAAGCTAACGCAGCCGCTGGTTCCGCTGCCTACGCCCAAGTACGCTCCGGGCACTGTGTTGGAGTACACGCCACAGCAGCAGGCGGCTACAGGCTTGGGCGCTATTACCGGTGGTGCTGCTCCTACGCCGTCAGGCTTGCAGGCTCCTCTGACTCGTGGAGCTGTCACGCTGGAAGGTGCGATGCCTCTGAACCCGACGTTCCAAGAGCAGATGGGATTGCAGACACTGGCCACACAAGCGGCGGAGAAAGCTCCCGCGCTACAGACTGGATTGCAGTTTGCAGCACCGCAGCCAAAAGATGTGTTTGGATTTGATCCGTACGGAGGTCAAAGCATAGAGCAGCGTCTGGCAGCTCTCCGTGCACAGCAGGCGCAAGGTGTAACACAAATGGCAGCCGGTGGTTATGCAAGCGGCGGCTACCACCTAGGAGACTATTCTGACGGTGGTCGTTTATTGAAAGGACCTGGCGATGGAGTATCTGATTCAATCCCTGCTTCTATTGGGGGCAGGCAGCCTGCTCGTCTTGCTGATGGTGAATTTGTAGTCCCGGCTCGTATCGTGTCAGAGCTTGGCAACGGCTCCACAGATGCTGGTGCCCGCAAGTTGTACGCGATGATGGACAGAATTCAGCGTGCTCGTCGCAAGTCCGTGGGCAAAGACAGGGTTGCGGTAGACAGTAAGGCAGAGAAGCTTCTGCCTGCATGAAGCTCGATATTGCGCTGATACCGTACGGTAGGATTGCTGGAACTATCCCGGCAATCTTGCCATACCTGATGGAGTCGGCAGAGCGCAGTCGTGGCAGGGCAACCGTGGACGATATCCTGCGGTTCTTGTTTAGCGGCGAGATGGCTTTATGGGTTGTGTTTGATGCAGAGACCAATGAGGCGCACGGTCACTTCATCACAGAGGTCAAGCAGTACCCGCAGTGCAAGATGCTGGTGATCCAGTATGCGGCCATGACACCGAACTACATGGTCGAGATTGAGGATCTGATGCAGAGGTATGCGGAGGAGTATGCGAAGCAAGCAGGCTGCCGTGGGATAGAGTTCATCGGCAGGCCGGGGTGGAAGAAGCACGCAGAACATTATGGGTACAAGGCGCAGAGCGTGATGTACCAGAGATTTTTTGAGTAGGGGCTACCATGAGCCGTATATCTTTTGGAATGATGGAAGCTGGGTTTATCCCCGGTGACTTGGGCGCGTTCAAGGCTGAAGGCGGAAAGATTCGTCTGTATGACAGTGGCGGTGGCGCAAGTCAGCCTAGCGCACAAACTGTCACGCAACTTTCCTACCCCAAAGAGTTTCAGCCGATGGTCTACGAGACCGCGCAGCGTGCGATGGCTGAAGCTTCTACTCCGTACACGGCGTACAAGGGTGAGCGCATAGCGGGCTTCGACCCCTTCCAGCTTACCGCCCAGCAGGCTGTGGCTAACCTTGGTCCGTCGCAGCAACTTGGTACTGCATCGCAGTTTGCGACTTCAGCAGGCTTAAAGGCTGGTGATGTGCAGTACGCGCCCCAGCAGTTCGGCACGGCAAGCTTTACCACTCCAGGCTTGGCTGGTCTGTACATGTCGCCCTACGCCCAGAACGTGATCGACATCCAGCAGCGTGAAGCCCAGCGTCAGGCAGATATCGCAGGACAGGGATTGAAGGCGCAGGCTGTTAGCCGTGGTGCGTACGGTGGTTCACGTCAAGCAATCATGGAAGCAGAGGCAGCCAGGAATCTGGCACAGCAGAAAGGCGACATCCAGAAGGCTGGTTTGCAGGCCGCATACGAGCAGGCTCAGAACCTGTATGGCACGGAGGCACAGCGTGCTCTGGCTGCCCAGCAAGCGATGGAGCAGTCCCGTCAGTACGGCGCAGGTCTCAGTATGCAAGGCTTGCAGGCACAGCTACAGGCAGCGCAAGGGCTTGGCCAGCTTGGGCAGGAACAGATGCAGCAGCAGCAGGCGATTATCAACGCCCTGCAAGCAGCCGGCCAGCAGCGTCAGGCGCTCCAGCAAGCACAGCTCACCCGTCAGTACGAAGACTTTCTCCAGCAGAAACAGTATCCGTACCAGCAACTTGCGTTCATGCAAGAAATGCTCAAGGGTGTGCCGACGCAGACCACGCAATCTATCTATCAAGCACCTCCGTCCACGGCGGCACAGTTGGCTGGTATGGGCACGGCTCTGTACGGGGCGAGCAAGCTTTTTGCTGGCGGCGGTCTAGCTGATCTGGCAGTTGAACATCTCTCGAAAGGTTGATCATGAAGCGCGATGACTTCGGGATGCGGATAGACGAGATCCGCGAGCTGGCCACAAAGTACAGCAAACCTGATCTGGCACGTATGGTGCAGATGGGCATGATCGAGCCTCAAAAGGCGCTGATGGCTGGCATGATGATTGACCGGATAGCCAAGTCGGCGATGAGTCCACCGCAAAGCACGGTTGCTCAAGAGGTATTTGGAGTTCAACCTGGTGGCACTGGCACCATGGCCGGCACAAGCTTGGGCGCACAAGGCCAAGAGCTTGGACCAACAGCACCTATGACCATGGCACCTCCTGCGATGGCTGCAAGTGGCGGCATCATGAGCGCGTTACCTCATAGTGCTGGTGTGGCAGGATTGCCAAGCGGCCTACAGAACATGGCAGGCGGTGGAATTGTTGCGTTTGCAGAGGGTGATCTTGTATCTGCCAGCGACACCATGCGTAGGGGTCTTGCCAGCCAGCAAGCGCCTATGGCTGCCGAGTCTGGTCTGCCAACTTTGCCAGGTGGCTTGAGGTTCAAAGAATACGATGCCATGGCAGCACCAACGCTTGAGTCTGAGTTTGAAACTAGCCGTCGGGCAGAGCAGATGGCAGGCGTAGACACAGCCGGCTTGTTCTCAAAGCTGCGCCAAGAAGAAGCTGGCAGGCGCGAGGAGCTGAAGGGTCGCCGCGAGGAAGCCAAGGGTGAAGCATTGCTGATGGCTGGCTTGGGTCTGATGGGCGCTCGTCGTGGTCAGGAGTTTGAGGTTCTATCCAACGTCGGTCGTCAGGCCGTGATGCAGTACGGTTCTGCTTTGAAAGAGTTGCGTGATACAGAGCGCGACATCAAGAAGAGCGAGCGTGAGTTGATGCTGGCTGAAGACAAGTACAAGCGCGATCAGTCTACGGCAAACGCCAATCGTCTGGCTCAAAAACAAGAGAAGTATGAAGACCGTAAAATTCGGTCTGTTGATCAGTACAACAAAGCTGTTGAGGAAGTTACCAGACTCAACATGGAGGTCTTCAAGCTCGAAAGGAAAGAAGCTTCTGATATGGCTATTGCGCAAGTGCAAGCCAAAACATCGCGTGATGTTGCAGAAATTCACGAGCGTGGCGCGATGGCAAGAGTTGGTGCTCCTGTCGCAGAAGAGCGGATTATTAACAAAATGCTTGCTGATCTTAAGAAAACAAATCCCAATGCCACTTATTTAGATGCTGTCCAAGCCTATAAAAGCTCAGGCAAAAGCAACATGCTGGAGCTGCAAGAGAAGTATGCAGATGATTGGTTAAAAATGGATTACCTTGAAAAGAAAAAATTCAAAGAACAAGGTATTACGGATGAAGCTTCGTATATTGCATACAGAACTAGGCTTTCCCAGCAGATGTCTAAAGGACAAACTGGTGGCGCATCCGTTCAACAAGGCGCGGCAGGTTCTGGATTTTCTGAAGGACAAGAGTCAAAAGACACTAACGGTCGTCCGATTGTTTATAGAAACGGTCAATGGGTTTATAAGTAATGGCTACTCCTGTACCAGCAAATCTTCTTCCAACAAATTTACAGCCGGGGAATGCTGTTCCAGCTAATTTGTTGCCAAAAGATTTGCGCCAACAGGAAAATATTGTTCCGGCGAATTTGCTGCCAGCCAACCTTCGCCCGCAAGTTCAACCTGAAAAACCGCCAGAAGCTGGGTTTTCTGCTGCTGATGTTGGCATCTCTGGCGTGCGAGGCGTTCTCGGCGTAACCAAGGCTATTACAGATGTATTTGGCGCGGACAATCCTGTCAGTAAAAAGCTGGCTGATTACAGCGGTTCTATGGCGGAACTGTATACACCAGAACGCCAGAAAGAAATTGCGTACTACGAGCAGAAAGCCAAAGAGGCAGAAGCTAGTGGCAAACCTGTAGAAGAAATCAAGGCGGCACTTGAAAGCATCAAGGCCGCTCCGCTACAAGCAACAGCGGAAGCTGTGGGTTCAATTGTTCCCAATCTTGCCAGTCTGTTTATCCCTGTTGTCGGTGAAGTAAGGGGCGCTGCACTTGCACGCTCTGCTTACAACATGTTCATCGGGATATTGGAGGGTACGGGTGCTGTCAAGGGCAGTATCTATGACAACGTCAAGGATGAACTAGTAAAGAACAAAGTTCCAGAGGCAGAGGCCGCCAAAATCGCCAGTGAGGCGCAGTCCTACACCGGCAAAAACTTTGACCAGATATTGCTTGGCGCTGGTATTGGCGCTGCAACCGGTAAGTTTGGTGTTGAGTCGCTACTGTCTCCGAAAGCTACAAAGCTGGCCCAGAAGGCTGCTGCTGTTGGTTCAGAGATGTTTACAGAGGCCGGCCAAGCTTCTCAAGAACAGATAGCTGCCAACCTTGCTGCTCGTCGGGAAGGATTAGATGTAGACCTTATGCGCGGTGTTGCTGGTGCCGCTACCAAAGAGGGCATCATGGGCGCGCTAGGCGCTGGCGCTGTTGGCGCTGTTAGCCGTGGCGCTCCGGCGGAAGTTGCGCCTCCAGAGGCACCTCCGGCAGTACGTCGTGGCTCTGACATCATCCGCGAGCGCATCGAGTCCTTGGAGAAGCAGCCGCAGACGCCAGAGACGCAGTCAGTCCTGAGTGAGTTAAGAACCCAGCTCGACACTGTCGTGGCGGAAGAAACCAAGATTGATTCCTTCAAGCAGGAGTTTTCCTCACTGAGCGAGCAGGATCGCAGGAACACCCTACAGACCCTGCAACAGGAGCAGCTACAGCGTGAGCAGCTACTGTCCACGCCGGAGTCTATCCAGCAGTACGCAGAGTCTCAGAACATCCCGGTAGAAGAAGCGCAGCAGCAGCTACAGAGCCTGTACCAAGAGGGTCTGTTGCGTGAGCGTGCCTACTCCGAGTTCATGGAAACTCTGGAGCCTACGACCGTCGAGTTCGTATCTGACATCCAGCAACTCACGCCGGAGCAGAAGAACTCTATGCTCCAGCAGGCTATAGAGCCTATCCGCACGGCTGTCGCAGAGGGCAACATCAAGCTTGATGACGCCATCAGGATTGTCAACAAGTCTGTCAATGATGAGGTCTTGCAGGCTACTGGCTTTGAGCTGTTGCAGAATCAAGATGCCGAGCTGGTCGAGAACATGCTGGAAGTCTTGCGCCGTGAGTCTCCTACCAAGGAGACAATTGCTGACCTGCTGAACGACGTTGACTTCATGGATGACTTGCAGCGCATCGCCGAGCAGTCGTTGGCAGAGCAAAGAGAGCTAGTGCAAGACATCTTGAACCTTGAAGAAGGTCAGGTGCAGGCGGCAGAGAAGTACGGCATAGACGCCGAGAACGAAGCGCAGATGGCTGACATGATTGCCACCCTGCAAATGCAGGTAGACGAGCTTCGCAACCTGTCACAGAACGATTCTGTGTACGAGCGTCTGCGCGACGAGATAGCAGAGGCTAGAACCGCAGAGCAGAAGAAGGATAAGGAAAAGGAAAAGGAGCAGGAAGACTTTACCAACGTCCCTGATGACCTGCTAGACAAGCTGGATGCTCATGCGTTTGGTCAGAAGCTAGGAGCAGAGTACAAAAGAGGACGTACTACTGATTACTTTATACAGCCTACAAAAAACCTAGGCATGTTGAGGGCTGCAAGGTCAGACGATTTGTCTGGTATTGCAGATCAACTAGCAAAAAGTGCGAACCCAGCGATTAAACTTGTCGCAGAAAAAATGCGAGGGCTAAACACGGGTGTTAGGGTTGGCTTCCCACAAGATATGAAGCATAAGAAATGGGCAGGATATTTCAGCCCATTTTACAACCGTGTTTACCTACGTCAAAAATATGCCCAGCAAGAGCACACGGTCGCTCATGAGTTTGTTCATGCGTTAACTTCTTATGCAATTAACAATCCGACGCCAGAACAAAAGCCAACCATAGACAAGCTGAACAATTTGTATCAGCACGTCAAGAAAGAACTTGGCCCTGCCGGCAAGAAAGTATATGGGTTAACTAATCTTGATGAATTCATTGCGGAAGCCAACTCCAACGTAGCGTTCCAGTACCAGCTTGCCAAGATCAAGTACAAGAACGAGACGGCATGGGGCGCGTTCACCAAGATGATCTCCAAGCTACTGGGGATTGCCAACGTGTCTGCGCTGACAGAGGTGATAGCCCTGACAGAGGAACTTACATCCAAGCAGGCTACGAATTTCCCTATGGGTATGCCTGGCAAGGTTCTGCCGGCAAAACCACCGCAAGCGCCGCAGCGGACTCAGGTTGGCACCAATGTGATGAACACGTTGAACCAGATGAACCGCCAAGTAGCCCCACCACCTCCGGGCTATGTTCAAAGAGTTCGTGCTGGCTATACCAATGTTACCCAGAACCCGCAGCTAACGGCACAGAGCGCGAAGTCAGCTACCAAGAAGTTCTTGGACCAGATGGAGACCGTTGTGTTCTCCAGCGATGCTGCCTTGAACAACGCTATCCGCCGCAACATCATGGCAACCACGGCAGGCATGGACGTGAAGATCGGCCAACTGCTGGAGGTAAGTCTTAGCCAGACCGTCCACGCTGACGCCTTGGCCAGCCTGCACATGATGGAAGGCAAGATCGTCTACGACAAGAACCTGTACAAGTGGGTGGCAGAGAAGACGGATGCAAACCTACCAAAGCTTGCAGAGCAGGTAGACAAGATTGCAGAGAAGTATGGCCTGACCAAAGAAGAGGCCATGCTGGTTGCGCACACGGCGTTCGAGGCCAAGCGTCTGCGGTCGCTCGAGCGTGACAACGCTGCCATAGAAGCGCAGGTTGCAGTGATTCGCCGGGAAGCTAGGAAACTGACATCAGAGGCGAAGGCCGACGAAGCCGCTGGCGATACAGACAAGGCAGAGAACAAGTTTGCCAAGGCAGAGAAGAAGCGCGCCGAGGCAAGGAAGCTGCTGGCAAAGAAGAAGATTGTCCACATGACTCCGACCGAGATCAGCGCCGGGATGGACTTCTTCAAGACTATGCCAGAGCTGAACGGCCTTGTAGATACGTGGCAGGAGATGCGCAACAACACGGCTGACGTGCTGGTAGAGAGCGGGCTGTGGAGCAGGGAAGAAGCTGACTTCCTGCTGGACAACATCGACTACGTGCCGTTCTACCGCGAGGAACAGATAGAGCAGGGCAAAGGGCCGAAGGAGTTTATCCGTGGCCTACAGGTACAGGCGCGTGATCCCAAGTTCAAAGGCTCGCAGCGCAGGGTCAACGACATATTCGACAACATGGCGCGGTGGATGCAGTACGCGGTCAATCGCTCTGTGCGTAACCGCTCTGCGCTGTCGCTGATTGATTCGGCTGTTGGTAACGGGCTGGGCAAGAAGGTATCCAAGCCTGTACGAGGTGGCAACAATGTCAACGTCTGGCGTGACGGCAAGCAAGAGTTCTACGAGATGGATGATCCGCTGTATGTGGATGCCTTCCGTGGGCTGGAGTCTGTGGCCATCCCTGCGCTGAACTTCTTCAGCAAGATGTCCAACTTGCTGCGCCAGTCTGTGGTGATGTACCCGCTGTTCTCGGTGGCGCAGGTGCCGCAGGATTCATTTGCTGCCATGTTCAGCTCCGGGCTGAAGCCGCAGTTTGCTTTGCGCATACCTGTGCTGGCGGTCAAGGAGTTCATAAATACCCTGAGAAAGAAAAGCCAGACGCACGAGGCTTTGCGTAAGGCTGGCGCTGTCGGGGTCAAGGACTTCTCTGCTGCGGTCGCAAGGCTGGACGCTGAGATGCTGGCTGGCCTCAAGGCTGCTCCCGGCGTGAAAGGCAAGATCAAGGAAGTCTTGACCCATATCGCTATGTCGGCAGATAACGCGGTGCGTCAGGCTGTGTACGAAGCATCGATACAGGCTGGCAAGTCGCAGGCGGAGGCGCTGGAGAAAGCATTCCAGGTCATCAACTTCCGCACTCGTGGCAGCAGCAAGTTATTGGCCTTGGCCGGTCAGGTCATCCCGTTCTTCAACGCTTACCTAGCTGCGCAGCATGTGGCCTACAAGACCATCACTGGTGTCGGTACGTCGCCCGGAGACAGGAAAGCTGCACTGAACACGCTGGCTGCGACCATGGGGTCGGTGATGACGTTGGCGCTTATCTACGCCATGATGAATGCCGACGACGATGACTACAAGAACAAGCCGGCTGCCGTGCGTGACAGGCTGCTGATGATCCCCGGCACAGGTATGTCCATCCCTCTGCGTATGGATCTGTTTACCTTCCCGAAGGTTCTGACAGAGCACATGTACTTGCTGATGACGGACAAGGGATACGAAGATCCTCGCAAGTTCAGGGACTCTATCAAGAACGCCTTGGCCAACGCCATCTTCAGCCCGACTCCGGTTCCGCAGGCGATCAAGCCGCTGGTCGAGGTGGGCATCAATTACGACTTCTTCCAAGGCCGTCCGTTGATCGGTACGTTCCAGAAGGGTCTGGAGACCGAGCGTCAGTACAACAACAGTACGTCAGAACTTGGCAAACTGTTCGGCAGCACCGGGCTGGTATCCCCGATTGCTGTGGATCACTTGATACGCGGCATGTTTGGTTCCGTCGGTGGGCTGGTGATCTACATGACCAACCCTATCCTGCACAACGATCCATCGGTCGAGCGTCCGTCCTTGGGGCTGCGCGACGCCATGGCAGCGTTGCCAGGAACCAGCGGCTTTATCAGCAAGGAATACGAGAACGCACTGAAGGGCGACTTCTATGTCCTGCGTGATGAGGTTGCCAAGGTAGCAAACACCATCAATGACATGAAGAACCGCAGCCCGCAGGATATCGACAAGTACTTAGAGAAGCCGGGTGTCGAGGAGCGGATGGGCTTGCAGAAGACGGTCAACAAGATCACAGATCAGTTAACCAAGATCAGAAACAACATTAGCGTCATCAGCAACTCTGCCGACATGACTGCTGAAGAGAAGCGGGAAGCTATCCGCGATCTGCGGCAGGTGGAGCGTGAGCTGCTGGAGTCTGTGGACGTTAAGGATCTTCGTGAGATGGCTAAGATTTAGAGTGCAGGCGCTCGATAGTCATGGCCATCAAGTCCCACTCTGTGAGCTTGTACCGTGTATAGAACCCCCTGCTTCCTAACCCATGGTATCCGCTCTGTCCCTGATGGTGCTCCGGGCAGAGTGGAATCACCAGCCAATCTGACGCTCTCTGTGCTCCTCCAGCCGCGTCGCGAGGATGATGCAGGTGAGCAGGGCTGTGACCATAGCCCAGATGATGGCAGAGCACGCAGCCAATCTCTGCCACCTCGTTCATATACTGCTTAACTGTCTTCATTGATTCGATCCAGAACTAGCTGGGCATAGTCTTCGCCGTCGTCGATGATGTATGTGGTCTTGAGAATATCGATGCACCGCTTGGTAGCCGCATCCCATCCAGCGGAGAAGGCAGACTCTTGCAATACCCCCTGCTTTGACGCATCCATGGCAGACCAGCTTTTGTAGCTCTCACTCTTCGTCATCTTCCCTCCTGTATTTCTTTGGTAGTTTGTAGTGCTTCTCCCAGACTTCCTGCGGTATCTCGATGGACATGAACCGATGGTCGCACGCCCGGCACACGCGCTGACGGTGTACGAAGTCAAACGTGCCGGTGATGTCACGGTACTTGCGGGTGTCAGTCACCTGCGTAGGTTTGTCACAAGAAGGGCACCACATGCTATTTCAGGATCTTGTCTGCTTCGATGAAGATGGTCTCCAGCGAGGTCAGGGTGGGCCGGTATCCTAGTGCGTACGCCGCCGTATTAGTGGAGTAGTACTTCTCCTTGATACCAGTGGTAGGCATACCAGCCTGGTAGCCTGTGGTCTCATACTCCAAGCCGTACCGCTCGGCCATCTTGGTCAGCAGCGTGTCCTTGCTCACAGGCTGGCGGCTGTAGCAATCGATGGCGGTATTGATGTTGTCTGTGGATAGCAGCACGTTGATCATCTGGTAGAAGTCCAGCGGGCCGATGTAATCGCGCACGATAAGGTTGCGGTCAACGCGGTACGGCTCTCTGTACTGGATGGCTCTGATCATATCCGTGATCATGAACCTGTGCTTCAGGCTCATCGTGTGACTGAAGTAGTTGAACAGTCGCAGGTCGATGATGTTCCTGTCAGTTACCCTGTGCCGGATCTCTGCCATAGCCTTGGCTGCGCCGTAGTAATGCTCTGGCTGGAGGTTATTGATAGGCAACACGCAGGTCTTCTGCGCATCTGCGGGCGTGGAGAAGTTGTCCCCGAAAGCTGCGCCGCTGGACATGAAGATGTACAGGCAGTCCTTGTTGTGCTCAAGGTAATCCAGAGCCATGCGGTCAAACGTCTCCGTGATGTTGAAGATGTTTGCTCCCATCTTCTTAACTCGCTCTGGGTTGCCTGCGCCCACGAAGTTGATGATGGCGTTCAGCCCGCTGGTAGCAGGAAAGTCGAAGTACGTTTTGCTGCTGTAGTTGCGCAGGTTGTTCTCAACCATCCATCTGCCCATGGCCGTGGCCTCGCGGGAGAACAGCTCAAGCTGGTGCTCGTCGCTGAAGGACAGGATCAGGTCTTTTGCTATCTGGCTGGTAGCTCCAAGGATGGCTATCTTCATTTGTTCACCATCTCGGCTGCTAGTTCTTCGTCAGATAGGAAAGGCATCATGTCATGCAGGGGTGCCTGCTTGCCATCCTTGAAGGACTGGGATGGCAGGATGTTCTGGGTTTGTAAGCACAGGATATCCATGATGTAGGGCGTTACCGTTTCAAAGACCTGCGGCATGTACTTGTGCATGACTGCATGACCCCAGACCTTGACCGCGTTGATGTGGAAAGGATCGGCAAGATCAAGGAAGTCTGGAAACCATAGGCCGGTATCACTGTCCACGCCGTGCACGTTGCCGTAGAACTTGGACTGCGTGTTCTTAATACTCAGGTAGCCCTTGTTGTTGAGGATGATGATCTTGATCGGCAGGTCATGCTCGCGGATCACTGCCAGCTCCTGCATGTTGGACATGAAGCTGCCGTCGCCCATGATGGCTATGACGTTCTTGGCACCTGCCTTTGCCACGCCGATAGCTGCTGGTAGCGCCCAGCCCATGTCGCCTTGTGATTGACTCATGACCAGTCGTTGTTTGCCTTTGATCCTGTACGCCTGCGGTACCATGTAAAACGCGCTGCCGGCATCGCACATGATCACTGCATCGTCCGGGCTGTGCTGGTGGATGGCTTCGAGTACGGCATAGATGTTCAGGCCGTGAGTGTCGCTCAGATACTCAGGCTGCATGACAGGCCACTTGGCCTTCCACTGCTGGCACTTTGCTACCCATTCTTCCCGCGTCATAGCATGGCTCCAAAGAATTGTCTGAGGTTGGTCTCGATCTTCCAGTCCACCGGGATGATGTCCTTGTTCAGCTCGTCCCGCTCGATGTCCACATAGATCTTGTAGGCCGTGGGGTTGAACTGCTTGGGGTCATAGCCGACGACCGTGGCTCCCAGCGACGTGCCCAAGAACAGCAGCAGGTCAGCGTTCTGCATG